CGCTTCAGCTAGGTACCTACTTAAGGCTGACTCAGCGCTATCGCTACCCACAGTAGCCGTATAATCTGCACTGTTGTAAGTAAAGGAGGCTGTATCTGTAGCGTTGATTAAATGCTCGATAGTCCGCGTGACCCCATGGTTAAACGTCAATTTAACTGTACGAGAGTCAACTACCGTACCACTATACGTTACCTGAGTCACGTCAGACGGGAGTACAGTATAGGACGTGTCCGAACCGACCCTATACAACCTACGTACAGTTGTGGGGTCGAGAGACCACTCCGTTGTCCCGCTCCCGTTGACCATAGACTGAGGAGGGAACTGAACAGGTACATCGTCCCCAGTTAAGACTGATATAGACGTAGTTGGTCGGGATAGAGCTGTCTCCTTCCCTTCGGAGGTCACAAACGAGTAAGCATAATGCCGTACCCACGGATCGGTTCCCGCGGCCCCTGTCGGGTCCGAATGGTACTCCACCCTAGCTGAACTTTTCGGAGCCGGTATACCTAACCGTAACCCTCTGGCATCATTGTTTGCTAATTCAACCCGCCCGTGATATGTGATCTTAGGGTAGCCGTCCCCGCTATAATATAAACGGTCTTCAGCATCATTTAGTACCGGTGATGTAGTTACGTCGACTCCGGCACTATCCCAGAATAACCACCCCGCTTTATACGGATATAACGACCTGGTAGTAACGGAGGGCCTGAATGTATTATCAGCAACGCCTAGCTCCTTCCACCCTTCTAAATGCCCACGGTCTAGTCGGGCTTCGTTAGATTCGAACGCCTCAGTGTCTTTAAGTAAGTGCGGGGATTTCTTAGGTGTTAAACCCTCGAAAAATGGTACGTGTATTTTAGCCATCGGCACATTTTATCTCAATGGAATTTGGAGACACAGCCCTGCCGACAGCCTTTCGGACAGCCTTACGTCCTGCTTCAGGGACCTCACAATACTTAGACACGGCGAAAGATGCGCTCTTGCTAATTACTGTACCTGCCGAACAGCCTGACAATAGACCGATACACAGTGTAATAACGAGTGCGTTATTAAACCACCTGGGGAATATAATTCTATCGTACTTCATAATTGGATCCTCCGAACAATCTCAGGATGTAGTAGATGAGAGCCGCTTTGGATCGGCGCATGCCTAATCCGACCATCGCCTCGAACAGGATACCGTCCGCTTCTTTGCGGTCATAACCTAGGGCCTTGGACTCGGCGCTATATAAGAAATCGTGGATGACCGATGGCTCACGTATCTGCCAGTCATTGTCATCAACGTAAAATTTAGCTAGACGAGGCACGCTAGCGAAGTTGGTTTTGAACCCTTTAGGCACCGTTACGATGTACCCATTATACGTGGTGTACACGAACGGGGCTGTGAGTTTAAACGCATTCTCCCCTGCCACCGCTTCTATTTTCAGTCCTTCTTTAAACATAAAATATACCCCAGAGGTTGTGTAAAATCCATGTGGCGATACTCGCACCAATCGCCGCCAGAAATACGTAAACGACGAGTTCGAGTATCATCTTCATGACCCTAGCTTGAGGGCTTCTACGATACCCATCTGTGTTGCTAAAGCGTATCCGCAGGCCCCGTACGCGCAGGCTTTAATCTGCGTCAACTGGGTGTGGATGCTATCTAGTAGTTTCTCTAACTCATCGATGCGTTGCTTGTGTACCTTTAATATCGTGTCCATCTCGCTGCATTTAGCCTCGTTCATCAGTTACCCCTAATTAAATCATCAAGCTGACGCTGGTAGCGATCTAGCTTTGCCTTGTCTAAGTTGGTCGGAGTCTCCAATAACTGGAGTTCAAAAACCTTGTCCTCAAGATCGTTCTTCCTGATGTTGCTAAACTCCCGATGCGTCTGGTCTTGAGCGTCTTCAAACGTCTCGGCAGAAACGTATCTTGAGTCTGCCCACAACAACGCACCAACCGACATCGTTATTACGGAAACGGTAGCTGACATAATAACCCCTATCGTGGTGGTGGTTTTTCCCATGCAGACTACTCTGCTTTCAGACTAGCGATCTCTTCTTCTAGACTCGCGATCTTTGTTAATGTTGGGTCAACCCAACCCTCAACTTCTGCCCAAGTCGTACCGTCAAACGTGTACTTACCGCCTTGCCAATCTGCTGGAGAGGTTACGTTCTTATAGATGGTTGCGTTTGTGCTGTTCAAGTCTCCGATAATGAAGTCTGGACCAGTGATATTTTGCGGTGTTGCCGTCCATACATCTGAATCTTCAAACTTGTATGCTGAAATATTAGTGTCGTTGAAAGTTATAGTTTGCATAGCTTCTCCTATTTATTCGTTTCTTTGCCCCAGTTACCTTGAGGGCACTGGGATTGTTTTATTAAGGTTTTCCATTTGATTACACAGCCACAATCAACACAAGTTTCTATACCTAACCTAATCCTTTTTGATTCGCATTTACTACATAAGACCCGTCTATCGGCTACCCAACTACTCGAATCTTTAGGGATATTAGACTCCACCCCATACGCCATAAATAGGTGAAACCAACTCTCAGCCGAAAACAAGCTACTGCCATATGTAGAAGACAACAAACTGTTATCTAACAAACGGTCGACATCTTGATAAGCGTCTAACAACTTCATCACATTGTCACTAACCTCCACGTTTCTGTACGCTCTCCAAAACTCGGAGTCAGTCCTTTCAGTCAGAATATAATGGTGACTAACGTAGTCATATATACTGTCGCACCTATTGTTTACTCTGGTGTTGTAACGCTCTCTTCGTGTATTAATATCTAGGTGGGTTGCTTCAAGTAACGGCAACAACTCCATCAAAGATTCTTGGGTCAAGCCTATTGCTGTACTCTCAAGGGGTTCAAGAAAGGATTGGTTGAATCCTAAGTTTAGGACATTGCCGTGCCAAGGGTTTTCTACACGCCCTGTTTTAAATATCAGCGAGTTTGTTTCTATATCTTCTTCGTACCCATAAGTTGTCTGTAGATGCTCCACGAACTCTTTAGTGGCTTCTTCTTTAGACATATACTTGGACGAATACACATACCCTGCGCCTACACGACTCTGTAGGGGTACATTCCATACCCAACCACTACTTAACGCATGGCAATAGGTGGTGTTCTTTTGTTGAACCTCTTTGTTAATGTAAGGTACTTGAGTTGTTATAGCAGAGTCGCACAGTAGCTTCTCTGAGTAGCTGACCCACCCTGATTGTCCTAGAACGGAACGGAAACCTGTAGCATCAACGTATGTGTCACCACTTATCTCAGAACCATCCTCTAATACCAAGGAGGTAATTTCATCTTCTTGTCTATTAACAGAGATTACCGTTCCTGTAACGAGGGTGACATTACTACTTTCTAAAGCTAAACCCTTTAGTAACGCACCATACTTCAGAGCGTCCATGTGGTATGCCGCAGTGAGTACCGAGACCTCTTTGGTATCCCTAAAGCCACGCTCCCTTACCCGACCTAGATAGCTATATTTCTTTACCCAATCCTGTTGTCCCTCTTCTAGGTATTCATGGGGTATTCGTTCCATCGCTAGTTTAGCGGTAGCATCCGTCTCGCCACCATCTGGGTAATTAAAGGGGTGTATCCACTTATGGTCTTTCCGTCTAAAATTAGCAAACTCTATGGTGTATTTACCTGTGCCATCCACCTCGTCTAGCCAAGCTATTGGGTTTGCCAACTTTGGTATCTTAGTTTTCTGATGAAAGGTGTCTATAATAGGTACGGTAGACTCCCCCACCCCGATTGCCTTACTATCGCAAGGTTCAATCAAAGTTATTTTGAGGGATTTGGAACGACTCAGGTAGACAGTTGCCAGACCTGCTGTAGTACCACCACCGACTATTACGATATGTTGCATCAGGGTAGTAAGGTTTCTACATCCACAATAGCTTCCCTTGATGCTTGTCTTTGTGCTGTCACTTCAGCAGGTACGGGTGTTCCGGTTTCTGCGAACCTTACGACATACCAATCGGTAGCTGTAAGGTATCCCATACTGTCTCTATTTAACTTCAAGGCATCGCTTATTACAGGGTTTTCCTCTACAGTATTAAGGAAGGTAACCACCTCGGCAACCTGTGCCTCATTTAAACCGTGAGTCTGTCCTCCGAGATTGTATTCTTTGGTTGAGGTACTGAAAGAAATTGTGTCATATTCAAAACTGAATACTGGTTTGAAATTTCTTGTCAATGCTCTTTCTGAGCCGACCTTCACAACAACAGAACTATTTGTCGTGGACTCGTACATGAATTGGTCATGTTCGTTATTAGTTGGAGTTTCCATATCGTCCTTGCTTAATAAAAGTATTCATAATGGTCATTGTTCACCGTTGTAGTTGTCCAGTAGCCGGGTGTTGATATATATTGATAAGAAGTGTAATAACCACAATTCCTGTTCATCGTCCACGGGCATTTCCCTACATCTCCCCAAGAATAATTACCCACACCACCCGCGCAGTCAGGGAAAGCTCCGGGCAATGCTGCAGCAACAGCCGAACTGCTACTCGCCCAGTATCCACAAGGTGACCCTGCGGCAGTCCAAGCAGCGGTTCCTACGGCAACACCATTAGAACCGTGAGTGGCAGTACAGGGGTCCCGGGGCATTGGTTCACACCCAGCTCCCCAAAAGCCTTTAGTTGTTGCGTAGGAAACATTGAATTGCTGACCAGTAGACCAAACATCGTCTGTCCAGTAAGTGGAGGTAGTCGTATCAACCACCCACACCCTTCTCCACATTTCCCTTTCGGCTATAGCGGTACCAGACGATGATTGTGCGGCAGGTGTTTCTGCAAGAACAAACCTGTCTAAATCTGCCCCATTAAAATTAACAATGGTAATCCCAGAGAAGTCAATTTGCTGTGTTGACATGGACCCCTCCCTTTAGCTAGTTATTGTGAGCGTAGACCCTGAATGGGTAAACGTAGCAGAACTTGGTCCAACATGACTCCATTGCGACCCTGTACTAAGGTATAAAGCACCATCAGAAGTGTTAAAGAATAGCGAACCTGATGACCCTACAGCAGGGAAACTAGACCCCGTAGTAAACGTCATACCGTCTAGCTTCGCCTTATCTGCCCCAGACATAAAACCTGATGCGGAGGTGGTAGCATCATCGAAAGATATCCCATCTATTGTGCCCTGTAAACTACTTATACTTGCATTAATAGCCGCAGGATTAGTTAGACGAATAGCAATGTCAGTTGCGGAGGTTGCTATACCCGTATAGACCTCGTAAGCTGGGTCTGGTGTAAGTCCTAGTGAACCGTCACTTTGTACATAATAATCCTCACCTATAGTTAGCCCTGATTGATTAGTGGCTACAGAGGAAAGACTTTGAATAGTCGCTGACGCTCCATCTGCGTAAGTCCCACTTGAGATACCTAGGTAGTTAGTAGCTGTTAGATTATTAGCAGGGGGATCAATGAATATGACGTTGTTACCACCGTCTGGGTATGACGAACCTGTGTTATAGAGATGCGCTATTCCAGAACCAGTATCTAGGAATACACCACTTCCACCGCCTCCGTTGCTTGTGAGACTAATATCAAGATATGAACCCGCCAAAGAGACGCTAGTTCCGCTAATGGATACCGCTTGAATCTCTCCATGCTCATGGACTACTCCATGCGTATGGGGGTAAGTTGGGTCGGTGTGGCTTATATAAATAAGACCATTAAAATAACATAGGCGCCAATTAGTTGAATCATTCCAAGCTGTAGAGGTGAGTACCGTTGTAGTACCAACTGTGACTGATGATACCCCAATGGTTAGCACATTATATTGAGGGTATAAAGTATTATTACCTCCATTAGCAGTACTAGGGTCTTGCGTTAAGACTAACGCTTTACCGCTAGTGCTATCGTATACGGTAGCAGGGGTAGAATTTAGAGAGTTTACATTCGTTCCTACCCCCACAGTAAACCCTGTTCCAGAGACAGTACCTACATAAGCGGTTGGTTGGTATGTACCACCATTATCTGTCTTGACTACTACTAGGAATTTTCCATACCCTACATAATTCAGATGTCCGTAGCGATTTGATACGGAAACATTTATAGAAGTAGTGACATCCCCAATCGTACCAATGGTTGCTACACCTGCTTCAGAGGTAGGTACGGCACCCAAAACTGTCCCAACAACTACCTTATAATCTGTTTTCTTATAGCCGATAATGAATTTAGAATTAACGGTGTCATAGACAATTAATGCACGACAAGAATAAGCACCTGTATCAATTGTGTTTGCTCCTCCCCACCCTGTATAAGAAGGTGCTGAGATTGTTGTTCCGGAGACGGTAAAGAGCCTCATGTCCAGCGTCCCAGAGTGCTCAAATGCCATAAGGATACTAACCGAATCTGGGTCATAGCATATTGAAACGCTATCGACCGTAGAACTATAAAAAATGTAAGGTGTACCAAATGTAATCTGCCCTCCGCTCACAGAGCCTGCGACTATCTTACCGTAGTGGGCATTGCCGAAATCTCGATAAGCAACCACTACTTTATCTTCAACTGAGTGGTAGGCGGCGGATGGGTAGAATATTCTATCCCCAGTGGAACTTAATATGCCACCCGTGGTACTTGATATGCTAGGGGAAGTAGCCCCCGTGCTACTTACTGTTCCATCTGAGTTGAGAATAACAGTATCACCATTCTCTAACGCACCTGATGCGACTGCGACTACTGCTCCACCGGATGGAGTATCCAGAGCGGTCTGTAAACCATCAATGTAGCTTATAGGTTCTGAGGATGGTTTAGTGTAAGCGGTATCTGTAAACACCGCACCACTTGGCACATTTGTTAGCACCTGAGAATCGTCTACTTTCCCATCCAGAGCGGGCTGTAAACCATCAATGTAGCTTATAGGTTCTGAGGATGGTTTAGTGTAAGTGGTATCTGTAAACACAGCTCCACTTGGCACATCTGTTAGCACCTGAGAATCGTCTACTTTCCCATCTAAAGACGTCTGTAAGTTAGTAATATAACTTATAGGTTCGGCAGAGGGTTTGGTATACTGGAGTTCCGTCAGTAACGCCGCGGTTATACGTAACTCGCACGTACTCCCTGAGTCAAACGACTGAGCTGTAGTACTGTCTTGGGCGCGCGCTACGGTGAATGTATTACCGCTAAGCGCCGTCGCTTTAACTATTTCTACCTTAGAATTATCCGAAGATACGATAGTCAAATAACCGTAGTCACCCGTAGCTAAAGACGGGAAGTCTGACGCGTCTACAACCTGTATAGATGTATCTGATGACCCTATAGCACCGCTGAGGGTCGTTGATGCATTGTTCGTAAATTTTAGGGCCATGTTATCTCTCTATGAAATGCTGATAGTCCAAGTTATAGTAACCGTATCAGAGGCGCCTTTATTAACTACAGGGAATACTGTACGAGCCACCATATCACCACCGGTAGCAGCGTCGAATAGACCCGCTTCAGTCAGCGAGCCCGTAGCTGAACCAGCGGCCCATTGAGCGCTAAATACTACAGTTGTACCAACCACGGTACCTCCCGAAACTGTCACGCTTTCTCGGCCTAGTTCTGCAACTAAAGCGGTATCACCGATCACGGCCGCCGTAGTACCCGTCCCTACAGCCATGTGTGAAAGTGTTTCGTTCGCGTTCGCTATTGCTCTGGCTACCCATGTCTTACCTGTAGTAACTATCAAATTACGCGTTTCACATATCGTGGTGCCATTCTTCTCTATAGATAATGCACCTGTTAATTTAAAATCGTCATTAATCATTTTTATCGTGTCCTTTAATTCAATGTTGAGTGATTGAGAGGGTCCGCATTAATAGGCCCTACCCGATCGTGTGTTATCGTTATCGATTCTTGTAATGCTAAACTGTTAGTGTCCCCAGGAACGAAGTCGTGGTTAAGGCCTAGAGAAGGTGTGGCGGTATCCGTCAGGCTAACGGAATCGCTAATACTCCGAACGTATACTATTTCTGACTGTACAGAGTCCCCGATATTGGCTTGATCAGAGTGGTCATGGATGTTGTTGGTAGCGTTATAGAAGCTATCAGCGGTGTTGACCGTGTCGGCGAGATATCGCGTGAAAAGACGATTCGCTGTGACGTTATCACCTACGTCGCACGTGTCATAGAATGTTAAGTCGAATGATTTCAGTACATCGATTTCGTCACCCAACGAGATAGATTCGATTCCCGTATCTATCCCGACGCCTAATATTGGGGCGTCTATTAGTCCTACTGATTCTGGTACAACGGTACTCCAACCGGTATAGACTATGTCCGCCGTTATTAAATCACTAGAGGGCAATTCCGTAGCGACGCTTATGCCTAGCTCATCCAGAACGACCGCGGAATCCCTAGGTTGCGTATAGTTAGGGCGCACCCCAATATATATCGGGTGTACAGATATACGAGATGTGGAAAGTGTGACCGTTCTACCGAACTTCAGCCCGGTTAAGGATATAGCCACTAGAAGTCTGCTCTGATCTTAAACTTAAGCTTATCAAACACCGTGTAGATTCCCCCATTAGAGTCCTCTACCTCTATCTCCGCTTCATACGTGCCTGCATCCACATCCAACGTTGCCTCATTCCAGTTCATAACGCAGTCTCCATTGATGTACGGAGGTATGGTGTCGCAAATTATTACGTTGACAGAGGGGTTTTCTAGGACACCACCTAGCGGCCGGAATTTAAATCTCACAGTCTTACCTGTAAGATCTAGAGGTCCCCAAGTGCTAGGGTCCTCTTTGTCTAGTACCTGCCCCGTCGCCGCGGTAGTCGAATCTCTTACAGTGAAGTTTAGATCAGGTTTGGTATCCCCTGATACAAGTTGTATCGTTTCAAAATATGCCACTTTTTAACTCCTCTGGAGGTTATTCTCAGCATTGGCAATGCGATTATATTTAACTAGTTGGACCTGGGACTACTGCGTCCTGTTGGTTAGGGTCTATCATTTTATCGACCTGGTATTTAAGGCCTAGGGTGGAGGTAAACGCTTCGTAATGTTTTAATGCCCGTTGAGCGTTACCCGCGAAATCTGCGTCCTTACTGTAGGCTCTATACAACACGTAATCTAGGACCGCGTTGCGGTAAACTCCAGGTATATTAAGGTTTCCGCTACTGGTAGTATCGGCGGGCACAGAAGAATACACTATCTCCGTCTGTGTACCAGCGGCGACTCCAGGATATACGTAGAACATCTTAGGGTTTCTAAGATCGAACATATAGTGCTTAACCGTACTCGCTGTCTTGCCTGCTTGCCACGAGGGTAGCTGGGCATCTAATACGTCTCTGTCCACTACCGTGATCGCATCGCCCGCGACTCCTCCGGTTGTGTTCCTAATAACGTCTATCAATCTAATACCTTCTGGAAGGGTTGCACCTGTGCCGTCCGGTAATGACTGTTTCGTACCCTCGCTCAGATCAATAACCGCGGAGTTGATACTTGCATCTGGTCGAAATAGTACAACCTCGTTCTGGGCATCATTGACCCATTTAAGTAACTCCGCTTCCTGCCATCTAACCTTAGTAGTATCGTGTAATATGATACCTGCGCGGGTTATAATACTATTTACTGTAGTGCTCATTTCATATCACCATATTGGGGCTATTTCTGGGTTAGCCGAATCTTTAAATGAATATTCCTTACGCCCCTCAGTCTGAGCTCGGGCGGTCGATTGGTTGTATAAACTAAAGTGATAGGCCCCTAGATCTACGTTACTCCAAGCTACGCCTGGTTGCATATAGAGGAGGCATTTAGCCTTCATCACTATTGGCTCGTACCACCTATCTAATAGAGACGAGTCTATACCTGCATTCTTAATATCTTTTTGGGGCATCAATGACGCCTCTACAACTAACCCTCTCGAGATTTTAGTTTCAGGTGCGGTACCTAAGCGCACCACATTACGCGCGTCGTCGTTGAATACAAAAGTATAGGTACCGTGCGCTTTGCCCCATGATTCTGAAAAGGGGTTATGGTATAAATTAGCACCTAAGTTCTGTAGGTACTGGCCGTCTACCATTACGTTGAGTATCCTGACTATATCTACGCCCGTAGGTAATGACCCTGTAAGTTCGTAGTCAGATACCCCTGCAGATAAAATTTGAGTGTCCTTGACTCTCCACACGTCTGTCCTTCTACAGAAATCCCGAATGGCGTCTATCACCGCCCGATCTATCGTCATTGTAGGACACCCTAATACCTCGGGTGCTATCAGTTCTGGAAAGTCATCTAATTTCATCCGACTACACTATATGGGTAAGTTAATACTTCATTAATAGGTGTTGAGTGGTTGTCCGGATCGTACCCCATCTCATACTGAAGTGCATGCCGTAGCGCTTCTTCTATATAATCTGGAACTCGAACCTCAAGCCCTCTCTTAATTAGCCAAGTCTTACCGTTCACACCTACAGGTACATCGTACGATCCGGTATCGCCGGACTGCTTGTGCACGATAAGTGTTACATAGTTGGTGCCTTTGGTAACTTCCTTAACTGGAATTTCCTTTTCCTTTTTTACCACTTCTTTCTTTGTAGCCATTACTGCTCCTTGTACTAATTAAGAGAGGGCCCCCGAAGGGACCCTCCACTTCCATTTTAGATGTCAGTGACACCAACTTCTAATCTTGCCATCCACGTTTGGTTCAAGATGACTGAAGCGAAATACGCTTTCCAGCCAACGAAACCGACCTGACCTAAAGGGTCAGACTTACTTGGAGTGCCAGGATTTAATACTGAAGGTACGATTGCTTTAGCGCCTTTCAAAGGAACCAAACCATACGCGCCTTTCGCGATTACCACGATCGGGTATACATCAACGTTAGTAGCACTAGTAACCATGCCTGTTGAAGCGACTGCCGCACCTGCATCAGCGATTGGCGTCAGTAGAGGGGTCATGATGAAGCGAATGCTTTCAACAGAACCGATCTCTTCAGGGCACAACGGTTTACGAGAACCGTAATCTGATAAGTGCGTAAAACCAGGTAGATCACGAACGTCTGCTTCACAATCGGTATGACAGAAAGCGATGTAACCGCCCTCTACTGATTGAGTTGCGAAGTTAACAGATGAACCCATGATTTGAGTTACCGGCTTGCCGCGGTTAGATTTCAAATTACGAACGATCGCGCGTAAGCGATTCAATGTAATTTTACTATCTACAGATGAACGAGAAGTATGGGCCGCTGTATCAAAGAATACATTTGAGCCGCCTTTGATGGTGCCCCAAGTTAGCATCTCGATTGTTTCAGCCGCTTGCTCACCTGACAACATAGATGCGTCAGAAAGAACAGGATCTTCCGCTAAGTCTTGTACAACGTCAGTGATCTTAGTCACGCCACCATACTGCTTCAACTGAACGGCTACATCTTCATAGCTTAGTTGTTGCTCGGCAGGTGTAACACCCTCGACAAGTGGAGTCTGTGTAGTTAATACAGAGAAAGGCACTGGACGACGGAATTTGACCGTGTCCGCAGTGTTTTTAGGCAGTGGTTTAGACTGTCCGAATTTAGATAGAACCAAGATTGGTTCTGCGTGGGCAAGCATTTGTTTAGCCGCGTACGCTGCTGTACGCTGGTTAATGTGCCCGTAATTGGTTAGAGCCATGAGTTTCCCTCAATTTAAAAGATAAACGAATATACGTT